TCTTATCAAGATTGGGCAACACGTATGCACAAACCTATTGCTATAGCAAATGGCGCAACAGCCAAGCCAATGGCAAATACAACGACAAATAATGCACAAACAGACGTTAAAATAAATGCAATTAACATAACGACCCAAGCTACTGACGCAAAAGGCATAGCGCAATCAATACGGCCTGCAATGATGAGCACACTATTTAATAATTTTAATACAGGACAAACAGCATAATGGCTAACGGTATTCCTGCACTATTAAATGATTTACAAATACCTTTTCAAATTTATACGCAAATTAGAGCCATAGAAAATCTTGCGCTTGATTATTTAGGATTATTGCAGCCGCAATATGGCATTTATCTTAATAATAAACCTGCTCTAACTATTGATGGTATTTTAGATTTTAATATTACAAATGGCTCGATAATAGCTAATTATCGACAAGAAAAAGGCGCATTTTCTTCATATAACAAAGTAATAACGCCTTTTGAAATACCTGTATTAATCATCAAGGAAGGGACGATTGATGAAATAAATAGATGTTTACAAGAAATTGATAAAATCAATAATGATTTAAATTTATATGATGTAGTAACAAAATACATAACTTATTCTAATTGCAATCTTGAGAGATATAATTACAAACAGCGTTCTGATGAAGGAACGAACATTCTATTTGCAGAGTTATTTTTTAAGGAGATTTTATTAACAAATGATGTTGGTTATTCCGCTCCTGTAAAATCAAAATCAGCAGAAAATGTTAATAATGGCGGTCAAGTACAAAAAATAAGGACAACAACAACATGACTGCATATATAATCCCATTACAGCCAAACACGCCACAAAGCGTAGGCGTTTTGTTGGGATCACAAAACTATAAAATAACTGTTTATGAGAAATCAACAGGTATATATCTGGATTTATATCAGGGTAATATTGCAATAGGCACAGGTATAAAATGTTTGGATAGGACTGCAATGCCTTTTGATAGCTACACGGGGTTTATAGGACAGCTTATGTTTGTCGATACGCAAGGATTTGATGATCCAGTTTCCAGCGGTTTCGGTACAAGGTTTCAATTAAGATGGCTTTCTTAAAGAGATTAATCGATGTAACAATACAGCTTAAAGAACCTGCAACTTTTGGCGATGGTAAAGGCGATACGATGACTTTGACAGGACATCGCGTCGGAGCATATATCGCACAGGCAGGCGGAGAATCACAAGGAACATTGCAATGCCAGATTTTTGGCTTGCCTCTTGAAATGCTAAATAGATTAACCGCAGTCAACAACATATCGCCACAGGAATATTTAAATAATAAAATATTGATAGCAGCAGGCACTGATGGAGATATGCATCTGGCATTTGAAGGTACGATTAATCAAGCTTGGGCGGATTTAACGAATCAGCCTGATGTTGTATTGAATATCATATCAACAACGCCTGGTGATTTGGCTATCAATCCAGCTGGAGCGACAAGCTATAAAGGCGCGGCTGATGTAAAAGATATGCTTGCCAGTATTGCAAAAGATTCTGGTCTTGCTTTTGAAAATACACAAAATATTAGTGTGACGTTAATCAATGCTTATTTCCCAGGATCAACGCTTGATAAAATACGTGCTATTTGCCGTGCGGCTCGCATAAATTTTACGATTGAAAAAGGCACACTTGCGATATGGAATCGTGGCGGCGCAAGAAATGAAGATGGAGAAATGTTTTTATTATCGCCTAATACTGGTATGGTCGGCTATCCAACTTATTCGGGTGCAGGAATTTTGGTCACTTGTATTTATAATTCTGTTCTCAGGCTTGGCGATCATATTCAAGTAGAATCGGAGATAACACCAGCAAGTGGAATATGGGGAGTTAATCAAATCATTCACTCCCTTGAAAGCGAACAGCCTAACGGTAGCGGCGCATGGTTTACAACATTATATTGCAATAGGGTAGGACAATGACAGCCACTTCCGTATTTACACCCAATGATGGAATAGAAGGTTATAATGAACAGCTTGCTCTTATTACATCAATCTTGAATAAGGCCACATTTATGACACTTGTGCAAGTGGTCGGAGTTGATTTACCGGATGCAGGGACAAATAATTATACGGGTACAGTTGACGTTAAGCCTTTAGTACACCAAGTTGACGGAAAGCAAAATCCTATTGTTCACGGTGTTATTTATGGAATGGGCTATATTCGCATACAGGGAGGTTTAAATGCAATTATCATTGATCCACAAATAGGCGATATTGGTTTAGCGGTATTTGCAAATAATGATATATCAGGAGTAAAAGCATCAAAAGCTCCCTCTACCCCAGGTAGTGCTAGGCGTAACGATTGGGCTGATGGGATTTATATTGGTGGTCTTTTAAATGCTATTCCCTTGCGTTTTATACGAATTAGTGATATAAATGGGATAGAGATTATATCAACCAATAATGTGACTATAACTGCCCCACAAACAACAATTAATGGAGCTGTGCAGGTGAATGGAACATTGACAGCTAGCGTTGATGTAGTGGCAAATGGTACGCATTTACATACTCATACTCATGGTGGAGTGCAAACTGGCAGTGGTAATACTGGAGCACCTAATTAATGTCAGATACATTTTTACTTAATCCCTCTACCTGGGATTTATTAATTGATGCAAATGGCAGTATTGCCGTGGCTAGCGATCCCTACTCTATCACTCAGGATGTGGCAAGTGCAATACGAACATTTAAAGGTGAATGCTGGTATAATACTGATAAAGGCATCCCGTATTTTGAACAATTACTCGGCCATTTTCCGCCTATGTCTCTAATTAAAAAATTGATTGAAGATGAAGCCTTAAAAGTTAATGGCGTAGTTTCAGCACGAGCAATAATCACAGGATTAACCAATCGTGAATTAACAGGCGCAGTTGAATTTATTGATACGACAGGACAATTAAATAATGTCAGCTTCTAGTAATGTCCCACAAATTCAATGGACTGAAAACGGTCTTGTTGTACCACAAGAGGCGGACATATTAACAGGTAGATTCAATGATTTTAATAATGCTTTTGGCGGTAATTTACGCAATGATCTGAGCAACCCTGTTGGACAATTAACTCAATCCGAAGCGGCGATTATTGGCAATAAGAATAATGAATGGCTTAATTTCATTGCAGGTATAGACCCGCGCACATCAACCGGGCGTATGCAGGATGGAATTGGACAACTTTATTATTTAACACGTATAGCGGCATCTCCAACAATTGTTACAGCACGTTGTTATGGTTTACAAAATACATTAATCAATGCAGATTTAACCGCGCAAGATCAAGCGGGCAATGTTTATGTTTGTCTTAATGATGGCATTATTTCTGGAACTGGTTACGTTGATTTAACTTTTTCTTGCTCTACAACTGGCCCAATTTCCTGCCCTATTGGTTATTTGAATCGAATTTATAAAGGCATTTCTGGTTGGGACTCAATAACCAATTTAGCCGAAGGAACACCAGGAACAAATGTAGAAACACCACAAGCATTTGAATATCGTAGACAACAATCTGTCGCATTAAATGCACAGGGATCATTATCCGCTATTTTAGCTAATGTTTTAAATGTTTCAGGTGTAACCGATGCTTTTACATATCAAAATACTAGCATGTTGCCTCGTGGCGCGTCTTTTACAGGTTCAATCTCAGGAACCACTTTAACGGTTACTGCAATATCGTCAGGTATTATTGAGATTGGTATGATGGTAACAGGTGTTCTTGTCGAACAAGGGCAAACCATTATAAGCGCAGGAACAGGCGTAGGTGGGATAGGAACCTATAATTTGAGTATTAGTCAATCATTAGGCTCAACTTCATTACATTGTGGCTTTTATGGAGTTTATTTATTGCCTCATTCGATCTATGTCGCCGCTTATGGTGGCAATCAAAACAATATTGCACAAGCAATTTTTAATAAAATGTCTCCTGGTTGTGATTTTAATGGTAATACTAATGTAACAATTTATGACAATGGAAATGGTCTATATACTGTTCCATATCCATCCTATTTAATTACTTATCAAATTCCAATAGTTACACCGATTTTATTTAATGTTTCAATGCAACAAAATAGCGGCGTTCCGGCTAATGCTATATCGCTTGTCAAACAAGCAATAATTGACGCATTTAACGGCCTGGATGAACAAGGGAAAGCGCGTATTGCATCGACAATATTTGCGAGTCGTTATTATTCTGCAATCATAAATCTTGGTGCATGGGCGCATATATATAGCGTTCAACTCGGAGTTGGCACAGCGAATAAAACATTCGTGGCGATGCAAATGGATCAAATTCCTACGCTTTCGGACACAAATATAACAGTAACTTTTACATAGGGCGCAGCACATGGCTGATAATGTAGTTTTAAATCCAGGTCTAAATGGGTCAATCGTCGCAAGCGATGAGATTTTAGGTGTTCAGTATCAGCGTAATAAAATCGTTTTGGGATCTGATGGTATTAATGATGGCGATGTTTCCAAAACAAATCCAATCCCTATCTATTTTCCACCCGTAACACCTATTGATAGGTCTGGGACAATAACGATTGGAGGTACAGCGCAGCAATTAATGGCTGCCAATCCTGTTCGACGTGGATTTTCTTTGCAAAATACAAGTGCAGGAACGCTTTATTTTAATATAACAAATGGAATCGCGAGCTTATCATCAAAACAATTACAACCAGGCGCATTATATGAATGTCCTATTGCTGGATGTACAAGTTATGCCATTTCAATTTATGGTGCAACAACCGGACAAACTTTTATAGCAGAGGAATTTTAAATATGCCATTATTTAATAGAGAAAATCCCGTAACAATTTCATCACTATCGGTATTACCAATAGCATCGGCTTTTGGTGCTGGTACAGCGCAAATTTCAACATCAGCTTATCATATTGATCTATCATCTAACGGTGTCGAATGGTACAATCGTGGATCAAGCTCTTTATTAGCTGACAGACCAAGCGCTACATTATTTGGAAAAGGCGAGTGGACAGTTGGTGGTATAGATAAATATCTTTGTGATGGCAATAATTGGATTCCACTATCAGGATCATTAGTAATTGATTCTGCCATTGCGGCTTGGGGAGATAGTCTAACATCAGGCGATCCAGGCAGTAAATATCCTGACATCTTAGCTAATCAGATTAATCAGATTGTCTATAACGGCGGCGTGGGTGGTGAAACATCAACACAGATTAAGGCACGCTTCTTAGCAGATCCAGAAAAATGGGGATTACCTACAATAATTTGGGCAGGCCGTAACAACCTCGAATCACCAGCAACAGTAAAAGCAGACATAGCCGAAATGGTTGCGGCATTGACTACTGACAAGTATCTTATCTTATCAATACCAAACGGAAACTACGCAATCGAATATAAAGGACAGGCCGATTATGTTACTTTAATACAGCTTAATAATTACCTCGCTGCGACTTACGGAAATCATTATATTGATATCCGCACATACATGGTTAATCAATACGATCCTAACCAGGCACAGGACGTTATAGATTTTGGCAACGACATTACGCCAACCTCTTTGCGCAGTGATTCGCTGCACTTTAACCCGGCAGGTCGGGCGCTGGTAGTCAATAAAATATTGCAGAACTTTACTGAATTGTTTAGCACTGTCGGTAATGGTTATAAATACTCTGGTAGTTATATTAACTATCCTAATATTGTTCAAACAGGACTTCCGCCATTATCCAACGAATTGCTTGATACAACCAACTGGACAAGTACGGGCTGGACGGGTGGTTTTACTGCTGGATTTACGCACACGGCAGGCAATACTACAGCACTTACAAATACCCTGTCTGCTACAGCAAGCATTAGATATAGGGCGACATTTACGGTTACTGGCAGGACGGCCGGTAGTTTTACTATAACTTTCGGCAGCGTAACAAGCGCAGCTTATACAGCAACAGGCGAGTTTAATACAGGAACAGCAGCAACTGGCACTTTATCTATAACCCCAACAACTGATTTTAACGGCACTATTGTTGTTTCGTTGAGACGATTGTATGACTCGTCTCAAGGAGTTATGAAACTTGTTGATTCATCAGGAAATAATGTATTTTCTTTACGGGCAAACATTTCAAGCTGCAACCTATTTGCCGGTACATTGTCCGGTGGTTATGCTACAACAGGCAGCGGTCTTACCGGGTTCGGCTATGCATCGTTACAAGATGCAACAACAGCATCAAGTTCTTGCGGTATCGGTCAATATGCAGCGCAGCATATAACAACATCGGCTAACGTAACGGCGGTCGGCGCATCAGCACTGAGAAACTTAACAACAGGCAGTAATACAACAGCATTTGGCGCAGGAGCCTATCAAAACATAACAACGACAAGTTCTGGTTGTGCTTTTGGTAGCGGCTGTTTGGGATCTTCTACCTCATCTAGCCTTAATAACGGATTTGGCGCTTACGCGCTGGCTGGACTGACGACAGGTAATCATTGTGTTGGCTTTGGCTATAATGCTGGACGCTATCTAACGGACGGATCAACAGCTAACACGGGCAGTACAACCTCAATATTTATTGGCGACTCCACAAAAGCCAAGGCTGGTAGTGGTACTAATGAAATTGTTATAGGTGACTCTGCAACTGGTAATGGCAGCAATACCGCTACGCTAGGTAATAGCAGTGTAACTGATACTTACCTGGGCGGTACTACTCATGCTGGCAAATTTCAACTTAATGCTTTAAATACCGCACCAGCCTCATCAACGGATACAGGAATAGCAGGAGAGATTCGTATTACTGCAAACTATATCTACATCTGTACGGCTACGAATGTTTGGGTTAGAGCTGCATTGTCATCTTTTTAATACAATAAAATGTTATTTTTACAACAAAATAATATTGATTCAAACCCTGAATGGCGCGCTTTTGCACGCCAACAGATTTTGGCGCAATATGCTAATTCACCTATTATTTTGGAGATAATTGATACATTTGATAATGCTGTAAGTCTTGATAAAGATGCGGAGAATTTTTATCGATTTGCTTGGAATATCAGCACTGCAATAGGAGAATTTCTTAATATTTGGGGCAGGATTGTTAATGTAAATCGTGTTATTCAATTACCTAAATCAGATTATTTTGGATTTGTACAGGGTAATTATAAAGGCTTTGGACAAGCCAAATTTTACGCGGGGATCCCGGCATCGACAAATTATGCTTTGTCGAATGAAGCTTTTAGGTTAATGATACTCGCTAAAGCGTTATTTAATATATCAAGAACTACTTATAGCGCATATAATAAAATTTTGATGCAATTGTTTCCCAATCGGGGACGTGCTTATATTGGTACGTCAGGCAATATGAATGCTAGATTGACATTTGAGTTTTATTTGAAACATTGGGAATTAGCAATATTAAAACAATCAAATGTCTTTGAGCCTCCGACGGGTGTAAATTTTGAAATAATGGAATACCCGACAGCAACAACTTTTGGATTTTTAGAAACCGGACGCGCAACCGCGTTCGGAACTGGCGCATTTTTTAGAGACTTTTCATAATGGCAATTACAAGACCCACAAACTTATTAAGACCCTTCGGCGAAAGCGCAGGAGCAGGATATAAACGCACTGTTCCCGATGCTTCACAAATTAGTATAACGCCTGGAGCGGCAAGTTTTACAGATGGCTTTCCGCCATTAAATTTTCTTGACCCTGCCGCAGGCGGTGTCCCACCGTCCGGTCAAGATATGAATGGCATACTTAATGCGATAACCAGTCATACGGCTTTTCAAGGAGAAGGCGGCCAATATCGTTTTGATGCTGCATTGTCTACAGCGCTTGGCGGTTATCCAGTTGGCGTAGTTTTGCAGTCTGACGATGGATTGAACAGTTATGTTAATGTTTTGGCTAGCAATACTACAAACTTCAATAGCACACCGGCATCAATAGGTATTTCATGGTTGCCTTGGGCCGGGACTGCTAACACAACTTTGCTCACAAAATCCGTTGCTGGATCATCTAATGTAACATTAACAGCGGTAGAAGCAGCGAGTAATATAATTATATTGACAGGCGCAATAACCGCTAATATCAATGTTATTTTACCCGCATCTCCTGCACGGAAATGGATTGTATCGAACCAAACGACGGGCAATTACTCAATTACTACAAAGACAGCAAGCGGAACTGGAGGAGCATTAAGTCGATTTACAAAAATGATTGTTTATACAGATGGCACAAACATTAATGAGTTAAATCCAAATCATGGTTTGTGGTATAAAAAACTGGGTGGTGCTATTGACCGTGTATTAAGTACTAACCAGACTCTTGATGTAAACGAAGCCGGCAACTGGTACGAAGTCAATGCCGCTATTGCAATCACATTGCCGCCTGTTGTATCAATGCAGCCCGGGCAAACATATACTTTTCAACCTTCAAACTATACATACACAATAACGGCGAATGGCGCCGAACTTATTTATTATAGATCCGCTCTAAATTCGAATACGCGCACAATTCAGCCAGGGCAGAGCGTAACATTGGTTACTAATGGTACTGTTTGGTATATTTTAAATTCTGGACTTGATGCGGATGCCTTTGCATCAACTACAGGTACAAGTGGAACGCAATCGCTGCCCAATGGAATGGTTTATAAACATGGGTCATTTACAGCAAGCGCGACTCCTGGCGCAGCGACTGCCGTAACTTTTCCTGTGCCTTTCCCAACAGCATGTAACTCAATACAACTAACGCCAACAAGCACGGGGACGACTGCAACAACAGCATGGTGGGACACAAAAACAGCCAATGGCTTTAACGGTCATTCTGATGTTGCGGGTCAAATTATACATTATTTTGCAATAGGGTATTAACATGGATAAAATTGGATTATTAATAGAAGTTTTATACAAAGGGAAAAGCCTCGACAACAAGGCAGCCTGGAAAAACGCCCAGCTATTGACTGGTTTTTTTCTTGTGCTTATTCAGCTTGTTGATGGTTTTTTACCAACAGGCGCACACATCAGCACGATGGATGCGCACACAATAGCAAACGGATTAACGCAAATGGGACTGGTATTTGGTAGTTATGTTACAGTTGCGTCTACTGATCATATTGGTTTTAACGATAAATAGTTGCTCATCTGCACCTATTTCAGAACAGCAACCAATTGAATGTAAGCCTGGAGCGAGCATTGAGCAATTCAACTCGCCCCAAGCTTACATCCTTTTTAAACTAACTTGTGAGAATTTATGAAAATCGATACAAAACAGATGGAAATAGAAATAGCTGGCGTAGTGGTTTCACGTATAGCCAGTAACCCCCAAATTTGGGAAGATGCAAAAATGTTTGCACATGATATGATGGGTAAAGATTTGTCTGGACAAGCAAAACATGACAAAATTAAAGCAGACTTAACTATGTTATTTAAAGTGGAGTTGCTACCATTTGCAGAAGAAATCGCCGGGGCGCTGCTCGATTCGTTGATTAAATTAGCATTTATTTATGTTACATCACAGGCGCAATCAAAATGAAACTGTTCTTATTATTGATTGCATTATCGTTTGCAAGTTATGCAGATGAAACAACGTGCCGGTCACAAACACAAAAACATCATTTTGATAAACAACAGGGTTATCCGCATGGGCGCAGGGGATTTGTTGTAGATCACGTTTGTCCGCTTGAATGTGGTGGGATTGATAATCCTATCAACATGAGCTATCAAACATTTATTGAAGGACACAAAAAGGATAGGTGGGAAAGGACTGATTTTGGCTGTAAATCATTATGCAATGATAAAAATTCTACTCCAAAACGTGAAGTCTTTAATTGCAAGATCAAAAAACACTTATAATTATATCAAAATTTAATTATTTATTGTTATTAGGTGTAAATTATGCAAAATGAAAATGTAAGCGGTGGAGATAGAAGGATTGATGTTTTAAATGATTTACGTGATCGCGTCGTGCGTCTTG